TTTAGCCTTCATTAAATCTATAGAAAAAGCGGAGGATGATGCCGCTAAAGTTAGGGTTCAAATAAATGCTCTTGCTGTTCAGCAGTTAGATGATTTATCTGATAAAAGAAGGGATAAAGCTATAGACAACATTGCTAAGATTCGGGAGTCAGAAAGATTGTTAGCAATAACTAGAGAGACTTTAGCGCAGAAAGAATCTTTTCTTGATGCCGACTATATAGGTAGGTTAGAATTTCCCAGAAAAGAAATTGATTTAATAGTAGAGCAGACTAATGCAGAAGGCTTAAGGTTAAACAGCATTAAAGAAAACAACGCTCAAGAGATAGCTCTTCAAGAAGAAAAATTAGCTTCTGCCGCAGAAGGCAGTTCTCAAGAGGCTTTAGCATTGCAGAACTTGTCTGAATTGAAATTACAGTCAGTAAGTATAGAAGAAAACTTAACTAAGAATCAAGCTAAAAACTCTGATGCAAGAATAAGAATAGCAAAAGCGGAGGCTAATGCAAAAGTTCAAGCATTTGAGGTAACGGCTCAAGCACTTACCGCATTCTCAAAGTTAGCTGGTGAAGATACTAAAGCTGGGAAGGCACTCGCTGTTTCAGGGGCGTTAATATCAACTTACTTATCGGCTCAGAAAGCGTTTGAATCGCAATTTAAACCATTATCTACTGTAGATTCTCCAGTTAGAGGGGCTATAGCCGCAGCAGCAGCCGTTGCATCTGGGTTAGCAAATGTAAAAGCTATACTAAGCGTTGATGAAAAAGGTTCAACATCGTTAGCCGCACAGCCACCTAAAGTACAGGCTCCAGCTTTTAATGTGGTAGGGGCATCTGCTGCAAATCAATTAGCAGGAGCTGTTTCTGGTCAACTTCAGCAACCAGTAAAAGCATTTGTTGTAGGTAAAGAGATTACCAGTCAACAAGAATTAGATAGAGAAATAATAAATACCGCAGGAATATGAAAATAGTAGAATTAGTTATTGATGAAGAAGCTCTATACTCAGGTATAGAAGCTATATCAATAGTAGACAGACCAGCTATAGAAGAGAACTTCATAGCGTTGTCTAAGGAACACAAAATCGAATTAGCAGAAGTCGATAAGGAAAAGAGAATCCTTATGGGAGCTGCTTTAGTGCCAAACAAGAACATCTATCGCCAAAGTGAAGATGAAGAGTATTACATTTACTTTTCAGAGGACACAGTTAGAAAGGCGGCTGAACTATTCTTAATGAGAGGTAATCAAAACAAGTCAACCTTAGAACACGAAGCTGAGTTAAATGGTTTATCCGTTGTTGAGTCTTGGATTATAGAAGACGATGTTCACGATAAATCTAGAAAGTATTCTATGGATTTACCAGTAGGAACTTGGATGGTATCTATGAAAGTGAATAACGATGAGGTTTGGAATGACTACGTTAAAACTGGTAAGGTTAGTGGGTTCTCTATTGAGGGATATTTTACTGATAAAATAGAAATGTCAAACGAGTTTCTCACTGAAGCAGAGGCCCAAGAAATATTAAACGAAATATTTGACCATATAAATGACAGAAGAACAAATCTTAAATCTTATGCTGATTATCCTGATGCTGTGGCAAACAACGCAAAAAGAGCATTAGAATGGGCAGAGAAGAATGGATGGGGTAGTTGCGGGACTGCTGTGGGGAAACGCAGAGCATCGCAGTTAGCGTCAAAATCTGCTATCACAGTATCAACGATAAAGAGGATGAGAAGTTTCTTAGCTAGACACGCAGGAGACCTTAAGTCATCTAAAAGCTACTCCGATGGCTGTGGTAAACTTATGTACGATGCTTGGGGAGGTAAAGCGGCTCTAAGATGGGCAGAATCTAAACTAAAAAAACTTGAAATGGCAAAAATAAATGAAGATGGAAAAATCTCTCCTAGCAAGAAAGCACCTAAGTCTGACACACCAAACAAATCGCCTAAAGGGAAGGGAAGTGCAAAGGGTAGTGCAAAGGGTAAAACTGGAGCTAAAGTATCGGCTGAGGATCGCAAGATACTACAGAAGAAAGCTGATTCCTTCAATGAGCAGTACAAAGATAAAATCGGCTATGGCGTTACTGTCGGTATGTTGGCTAGTGTTTACCAGAGGGGGCTTGGTGCGTTCAATACGAGCCACTCGCCTAAAGTGAAATCTGCTAAACAGTGGGGTCAAGCTAGAGTTAATGCGTTCTTATATTTAGTTAGAAAGGGCAAGCCTCAAAATCCTAAATATACCACTGACTATGACTTATTACCTAATAAACACCCAAAGTCTAGTAAGAAATGATAAAGAAAAGAAGAAAATATACAGACAGTAGAAGCAGCCCTAGGGGAGGAAAGAGAGGCTGCTTATGCGCTGATGGCAAAACCTATTCATCTAAATGTTGTGATGGTAGCCTTCAAGGGCAAGGTATAGGAAGTATAACCAGAGGATTATTCTTTCTATATACAGAAGAAGGAGAGAAATTCATACAAGAAGATAACAGTAAATTATATCAATAATGGCAGATAAAAAAATATCACAATTAACAGCAGTAACGGCTGCAAATATTACAGGTAGTGAAGATTTACCTATTGTTCAAACAGGCACTACCAAAAAGACATCACTAACAGATGTACAGCACTATATTGTAAACCATTTAGACCCTGTTACACTTACAGTAAGTGCAGGAAATACCTATGACTTAGATGCTACTATTTATGATGAAGCAGAACTTATTGTATTGTCTTGGAGTGGTGGTGCAGGAACAGCTACTTTGACTTTACCTAATGTAACAGCTACTAAGAATCTAAACAGAACAAAGCGTTTTATAACAGACTCTACATTTACTAATTCTACACACGCTAACCTTACGCCTTACGGTTCGCAAAACATAGATGGTGCTAATAGTGCCTTTGACCTAAATAGAGCATACGAAGGTATCAAGATATGGGGTAATGGTACAGAGTGGTTTATTATACAACAAAAAGCGTAACAGGATATAAAAACACAACAAAGTAATAAATAAACTATTGTATAAATATGGACTATAAACACAAAGAAATACTTCAAAAGTTTACTACGCACAAGGTAGAACTTAAAAACTTAGTACAAGAATTAGAAAGAAATGCTGAAATAGCTAAAGGGGAAGTAAGTAGTTTACAAAACCTTGCTGCACGTATGGAGTACAATTTTAGACAAATTGAAGATATGGCAGATAAAGTAGGGGTGCAACTAAATGCTAAAACAACAGAGGCAGGTAAGTTCTTCCGTGAATTAGAAAGTAAATTAAAATAAGAAATGGACAATAAGACACAAAATATCTTACAGAAGTTTTCTACACAGAAAGTAGAGCTTTCTCTTATAAACGAAGTAAATACATTATATGATAAAGGATTTGACCTGTATGATGTTCAAAGCGAATTGCTGAAAGCACAGGAAAAGGTTAAAAAATCTAAAAACCTTTTTGAGCAGTCCTTAAAAAAAGCAGAAGAAGGAGTAGAATACTCAAAGGAAATAGGTGCTTCTGACTTCATAAAAATGTTTCAAAGAAAATCTGATGAAGCTAAAGGAGCGTTAAAAGGTTCTGATAGCTTAATAGCAGCAATAGATAGAGCAATTTCAATTTTATAAAAAAAGATATGAAACCAAGCGTACAAAAAATAATCACCAAGTTAGCTAAAGAGCAAGAGAATAAAGTAGAGAAGGTAGAGTTAAATAGATATGACTTTAAAAGCTTTCAAAAAGAATACGACAATAGTTTTACATCTTACAGAAGCGAAAAAAGAAGTGCGTTAAACAAAGCAAAAGCAGCTGCTGATGCACATTTTAAAGACATTAGAGATATACTTGATAGAGCAGAACGTTCCATAGATGAATTTGGCTCTAAAGCAGACGAATTAGGCGTTGACTACCGTAGCACAAAACAGTTTCAAGAATTTCAAGAATTAAAGAGAATGTTGTTAAGTGCTGACTCACGTATTAAAGAAGTACAAAAGGATATTTCTAAAATAATGTAAAAACACAACAAACTGAATAATAATTTATTGTACAATATATGAAAGCAACAGAAATTTTATCAAAAGCAAAAGAACTTCTTTCTATTGAAACAGAAGTGAAGTTAGCACAAGCTACTTTGGAAAATGGTACTGTAATCGAAGCTGAAGAAATGGCAGCAGGACAGGAAGTCTTTATCGTTACAGAAGATGAGAAGGTAGCATTACCTGTGGGTGAATACAAGTTAGAAGATGGTCAAGCCTTAATCGTAGAAGAAGAAGGTATTATCGCTTCTATTGGTGAAGCCAAAGAGGAAGAAGAAGCCCCTGCCGAAGAAGAAGTCGAAGCAGCGGAGGAAGAAAAAGAAGAAATGGAATACGCTACTAAAGCTGAACTTTCTGAAATCAGAGAAATGGTTGAAGAAATTAAATCTATGCTAGAACCTAAAGAGGAAATGAGCGCAGAAGAATTAGCAGAAGAAGCGGTTGAAGATATTGTGGAAGAAGTTAAGGAAGAATTATCGGCAGAAGAACCTGTTGAGAAAATTACTCACAACCCTGAAGCAAGTGCAAAGAAAGAATTAAACCTATTTGCACAAAAAAGAGTAGCTACTACATTTGATAGAGTACTCGGAAAAATTGGAAATTTTAATAAATAAATAAAAAATGGCAACAACAACTAGTATTACAACTACTTATGCAGGAGAAAGTGCAGGACAGTACATCTCTGCTGCTTTATTGAGCGGTTCTACTATCGAAAACGGTGGTATTACTGTTAAACCAAACGTAAAGTTTAAAGAAGTAATCAAGAAATTATCTACTGATGCTATCGTAAAAGATGCAACTTGTGATTTTGACCCTACTTCTACTATTACACTTACTGAAAGAGTTCTACAACCTGAATTTCAACAAGTGAACTTACAACTTTGTAAGAAAGACTTTATTTCAGATTGGGAAGCTATTCAGATGGGATATTCTGCACACCACGACTTACCACCTTCGTTTTCTGACTTCTTAATTGCTCACGTAGCAGCTAAAGTTGCTCAAAGAACAGAGCAGTCTATTTGGGCAGGAGACACTTCTAACAACGGACAATTCGACGGACTTACTACACAAATTGCTCTTGATGCTGCTTTACCTGCCGCACAAGAAGTTGCAGGAACTACTGTTGATTCTTCAAACGTAATTGCACAATTAGGAAGCATTGTTGATGCTATTCCTTCTGCACTTTACGGAAGTGAAGACTTGAACGTTTATGTATCACAAAATATTGCTCGTGCTTACGTTCGTGCTTTAGGTGGGTTTGGTGCTTCAGGCTTAGGAGCAGCAGGTACAAACGCTATGGGTACTCAATGGTGGAATAACGGTTCACTTTCTTTTGATGGTGTTAAATTGTTTGTAGCTAACGGATTAGCTGATAACACTGCTATTGCTGCTGAAAAATCTAACTTATTCTTTGGTACAGGATTATTAGCTGACCATAACGAAGTTAAGGTTTTAGATATGTCTGACCTTGATGGTTCTGACAACGTACGTGTAATTTTACGCTTCACCGCAGGAGTACAATACGGAATTGTAGAAGATATCGTAACTTACGGAATCACTAACTCTGCAAACTAAGAATAAATTAAATTAACCTAAAGGGGTGGGTAAGCCGATGTGCCTACTCACCCTTTTTTAATATAAAAAACTATGGCTTGTAACTTAACAAAAGGTAGAAAAGAACCTTGTAAAGATGTAGTTGGTGGTCTTCGTGCAGTTTATTTTACAGATTTCGGTGATTTCGGAACTGTAACACAAACGGATGACGAGATTACTGATATGACGGGTACTTTTACTGCTTTTAAATACGAATTAAAAGGTAACAGCAGCTTTGAACAAGCTGTAACATCTTCAAGAGAAAATGGAACTACTTTCTTTGACCAAACCTTAAATATCACGTTTAAGAAACTATCTAAGGAAGATAACAAAGAAGTAAAACTATTAGCTTACGGAAGACCACACGTAGCGGTTGAAGACTATAACGGAAATGTTTTTGTTATGGGATTAGAACACGGTGCAGAAGTAACAGGTGGTAGCATTGTAACGGGTGCTGCTATGGCTGACCTTTCAGGATATACACTTACGTTTAATGCGCAAGAGTTGAAACCTGCTAACTTTGTGGCTTCTCCTACTGCTGCTGACCCATTTGCAGGTATGTCATCTGCGACTGTAACAGTAACAGAGGGTACTAATTCATAATTAGAATTTGACTTGATTAAAGGGTGGCTATATGCTGCCCTTTTTTTTGCTCTATAATTAACAAAAACAAACTTTATTTATTGTATATATATGATTGTTTTACAAAATTCAGATAGCGACCAAACATTTAGTTTTATACCACGTTCTTACGAAGATGGTACAACTTACGCAATCAAAATAAAAAACGAAACTACAAACAAATTAGTTTACGACAGTACATCAACTAGCTTTACTTTAGTTGACTACTATTACCAACATACAGATACTTTTACGCTTATAGAGGACACTACATACACCTTAGAAATTAAAGCAGGGAGTGAACTGATATTTAGAGATAAAATATTCTGCACAAATCAAGCAGTAAGTTCTTATAGCATAAACAATAGTGCTTATACAGAACATAGTCAAGACAATGAATTTATAGTATTATAATGGCAAGAAACAACAAAATAAAAGCAAACGTTGATAGCATTCACGTTGTTAATTTATCTTCTTACAACAAACCACAAGTTAAAGAGGATAAAAAAAAGGATTGGGTTGCTTACGGTAGTGATAACAACTATTATGGGTATTTAATTAACTTATATACTAATTCTACAACTAACAACGCTATTATTAACGGTGTTAGCAATATGATTTATGGAAAAGGACTAGATGCCTTAGATAGTAGTACTAAAACAAACGAGTATGCTGCTTTACGTTCTATATTCCACAATGATTGTCTAAAAAAAGTATCTTTAGATTTAAAATTATTAGGGGAGGCTTCCTTTCAAGTATTATATAAAGATTCTAAAGTAGTAAGAGCGGAACACTTCCCACGTCAAACTTTACGTGCTGAAAAATGCAATGATGATGGGGAGATTGAGGCGTACTATTATTTTCACGATTGGTCTAAAATAAAATCTAACGACAAACCGCAAAGAATATCAGCATTTGGGTACGGTAATGGTAAAGAACCTGAAATAAAAATCATAAAGAAATATGTTTCGGGATATGATTACTATTGCCCTGTGGATTATCAAGGTGGTTTGGCTTATGCTGAATTGGAATCGGAAGTAGCAGACTACTTAATTAACGATGTACAAAACGGATTTAGCGGAACTAAAGTAGTCAACTTTAACAACGGTGTACCCGATAGAGAAAAGCAGTTAAGCATTAAGAACGATGTAATGCAAAAACTAACGGGTTCAAGAGGGGAAAAAGTAATTATTGCTTTCAACAACAATGCGGAAAGTAAAACAACTGTTGATGACATACCTTTAAATGATGCACCTGCACATTACGAATATTTGTCTAGTGAGTGTGCAACTAAATTAATGGTAGCACATAGAGTTACATCTCCTTTACTTTTAGGAATTAGAGACGGTAATAATGGTTTAGGTAATAACGCTGACGAAATTAAAACCGCTTCTTTGTTATTTAACAATATTACAATTAAACCTTATCAGGACCTTATCATAGAAGCAATGGATAGTATCCTTGCTGTAAATGGTATTAGTCTAAAACTGTACTTTAAGACCCTACAACCGCTTGAATTTATCGAAACGACTAATGCCATCACAGACGAGGCAAGAGAGGAAGAAACGGGCGTTAAATTAGCTAAGGAGGAATCCTTTGATGATGATAAGATGTTTGACTTGCTTGAAGAATTTGGAGAAGAAGAAAATCTTGATGAATGGGTGTTAGTTGATGAAAGAGAAGTAGACTACGACCAAGAAGAAGCATTAGATAAAATGATAGGTTTAGCAAGTACAGGAACTGCAAGACCTAATGCAGGAAGTGAACAAGATGGCGAAGCCGATAATATGAAGTTTAAGGTACGTTATCAATATGCACCTCTTAAAACACAAGCAAACAGCAGGGAGTTCTGCAAGAAGATGGTGTCATCTGCAAAAATATACCGCAAAGAAGATATAATGCAAATGAGTCAAAGAGCGGTAAATGCAGGATGGGGATTAAATGGTGCTGATACCTATGATATATGGTTATATAAAGGCGGTGGTGCTTGTCATCATTTTTGGATGCGTAAGACGTATATGGCAAAAGGTGTAAAACCCGATGCTACTAACCCAAAAGCAGAAATATCTGTAAACAAGGCAAAAAAAGAAGGGTTTAAACCCGAAGTAAATGATAAGAAAGTGGCAATGCGACCAAAGGATATGCCTAATCAAGGATTTGTAAATAAGTAAGAAATGGCAGAAGCACTACTAATAACACGAAAAGACATAGTTAAGTTTACCGCAATGAATGGTAACGTAGATACTGACAAGTTTATTCAGTACGTTAAGATTGCGCAAGATGTTCATATACAAAACTATTTAGGTACAGATTTATTTGAAGCAATACAAACTAAGATAATTGCAGACACGCTAACGGGAGACTACCTTACTTTGGTTAATGATTGGATAAAACCTTGTTTGATTCATTGGTCAATGGTTTCTTATTTACCTTTTGCTGCTTATTCTATTTCTAATAAGGGAATATTTAAGGGAACTTCTGAAAATGCAGAAACACCCTCAAAAGAAGAAGTAGATTATCTAACGGAAAAAGAAAGAGATACCGCACAATACTACACTGATAGACTTATAAGACATTTAAGTTTTAATAATTCTAAATACCCCGAATATAATTCTAATAATAACGAGGATGTATATCCTGATAAAGACGCAAATTTTGAAGGATGGGTTCTTTAAAAAGAAAGTATAAACCAAAACAAGATAATGTTAAAAAACTAAATCATTATCTAAACAAGATAAATAACAAAACGACAAAAAAAGTATTGTTTTAATATGAGTTATGGTAAGATATATGAAACTACTTATTTTGGTAGTACAACCAATGAAATAAGTTGGGGAATAGCTTACCACTTTTTAGTAATAACATCTTTAGCTAGTACTACAAGAATATTTGCGAGTACAACTAGATGGTTAGCAGACAACTTATTTGGGTAATTATGGCGAATACAATTAATTGGGCAGAAATATATTGCAGTACTTGGTGGGGGAATCAAGGTAATGAAGACACATTACACATAGATAGCCAACCAACCTGCTTTGAATAATAAAATAATATGGCAAAACAAACTGTAAATATTGGTACAACCGCAAACGACGGAACAGGAGACCCGTTAAGAACTGCGTTTGATAAACTAAACGACAATTTTGATGAGGTGTATGGTAACAACTTTGTAACTACTGCACGTATTAATGCAGATGCAGTTGATGGTACAAAGATAGCAGATGATGCTATTGACTCTGAACACTACGTAGATGGCAGTATAGATACAGCACATATAGCAGATGACCAAATTACACACGCAAAGTTAGAAGGTAGATATACAGCAGTACAAAGTATCTCTAACACAGCAAACGTAACACAAAATATAGACGCAGGGTCTTATAGTATATTTAATTTTACAGCCGATAGAATAAAGGACACAACGTTAAATATACAGAATATGAAAACAGGGCAGGTTATTGACATTATAGGCTTATCGGGTTCATATACAATTACACTACAAAGCGACGATACGTCAGAAACCTTTAACAAGGTAGGTGGTGTTGATTACGACGGTGCAGAAGATAACCATTTACAGATAGTTTGTGTAGACGATACAGATAGTGCTGCGATATACAATTATGCAATAGGAACATATACAAGCGATACAACACCATAATATGAAAGCAAAAGATTACAACGGAACGATAAAGACTTACAACGTAGTACCGAAATCATACGGTAACATTATTGGTGGTTTTGATTTATTGTCAGATAGTGAATTAGAAGGATACGGATTCTACGATGTTGTTACACCTACGTACGATTCACGAATTAAGGAGTTAGGTAATATTTACTTTGACTCTACCAACAGTCAATTTACTTACCCTGTAAACAACAAAACGTGGACTGAAACACTTGCAGAGTTAAAGACACAGCGTATTGCAGAAGCACGACAAATGCACAGAGAACTTTTAGATTTGACAGATGGATATGTAACACGTAAGTATGAAAAAGGTACTGCTATACCAAGCGATATACAAACTGAACGTGATGGTATTAGAACTGCATACGAAAATCATAAGACATCAATTAACGCAAAGACAACAAAGGCTCAAATAATGAGTTATGATATAACATACTAAGTATGGGATTAGGTAAAAGACTTTTTGTAGGAAGCGCATCAGACCCTGTTGCTGATATATCAGATTTAAAAGCACATTATAAGTTTGATAACGATGTTACTGACAGTAGCGGTAATGGACATAATGCTACTAATACAAATATGTTGTTTGATGATACGGTTAAAGAATATGGTACACATTCAATTAAAAGAGATGCAACAGGACAAGATTCCGTAGATTTTCCTTTTAGCTTAACTAAAGACCAAACATTGATATTTTGGTTCAGACAAGGCGCACAAACAACTGCTGATAGTGGCGGGAATTACAGATATTATGCATACGATATGCACACAGCAACATATAGTTATGTTCATATTTATTTTGCGGAAACAAGTTCGGGAATGGAATTAAGAATTAATTGGCGACAAGATATTAGCAATTATTATTTTACAAATACCGATATTGATTCTTCTTTTCTTGATGGATTTAATATGATTGCGGTTTATTTTACGGGAACAGAAGGTGTGTATTATTCCGTAAATGGAAGCAATTGGGCAACAGCAACCGCTACAATAAACGTAGGTACTAATTCCACATTACCGAGTGGCAACTTTGCGTTAGGTAATTTATTTAGTAATGGTTCAAACTTAGCAAATCCTAACCCTTATAGGGTAGACCAAATGAGAGTATATAACAAAATATTGTCTAATTCTGAACTGACAACATTATACAACGAATAATGATACAAGATTTAAGAATATATATATTGAACATATCAGCAGTAATATTCAGTAGTTTGCCTAATATAAATACGCAACTACAAACGGT